CCGCCGGCCGGCCTGCCGAGTAGTCGCGGCCAGGCGCTTGTGCCGGATTGGTGTGGTGATTGGAAGGCGGCCGGCCCACTGATCGGCGCTTACGGGATCGAATTAGAGTGGGTGAATGGTGGTGCCGCAGTCGAGGCGCTGGCAAACACGCGCCAGATGTACGAGAAGTTCACCGAGCAGCTGGCGGACCATTCGACGCCCGATGATGCCGTTCGGTTTGCGGTCGTCCGCGCGGTAACGGCGATGCTGGAGCAGCGGTCATGACGGGCATCATCTGGCGGGCGCCTGGCACGGCAAAGAAAAAGCCGAAGTACGGCAATTCGAAGGCGACGCTGAACGGCGAGAAATTCGATTCGCGGGCCGAACTGGCTCGCTACCAGGTGCTGCTCAAGCTGCAGCACGCTGGCGGAATCAGCCAGCTCACCCGTCAGGTGTCGTTCGTGCTGGCGCCGAAGGCAGTCGTGGGCGGCAAGCTGAAGCGCAGCCTGATCTACCGGGCCGACTTCCAGTACCGCGACCACGCGACCGGGCGCATGGTGGTGGAGGACGTGAAGGGGATGCTGACCGAGGCCTATAAGATTAAGCGGCACTTGATGAAGACCCTGCACGGCATCGACATCCTGGAGACGTCATGAGCGTGGACGTGTTCAAGCCTGGCAAGTCGAAGGTCTGGCATTACCGGTTCCAGGTGGGTGGCGTGCGCGTGCAGCGCAGCACGAAGTTGCGGGAGAAGGGCGCGGCCGAGAAGGTGGCCGAGCGGGCCTACTCGAACGCCGTAGAGCGCGCCAACGGCGGCAAGGTGATTCCGACGCTGGGTGAACTCTTCGCCGAGTGGGAGCAAGTGCGCGCCCCGGTGGCCAGCGCGGCACACCGCAAGGCGGTGGATGTAGTGCGGCGTCTGCACATGTACGACCTGGCCGACCTGCCGCTAAGCGCGCTTACCACCATCAGGATGGAGCGAGCCCGGAATCTGCACCTGCAGGATCACAAGCCCGCCTCCGTCAATCACTGGCTGCGGGTTATGAAGTTGATGGTCAACTGGGCGGTGGCGCGTGAGATTTTGCCGCGTCTGCCGTGGAAGTTGGCATTGATGAAAGTCCAGAAGCGACCACGCACCATTCTTCCGTTGGATGTGGCCATGGCGTGGTTCACCGAGGTCGACGCCGCCACTCCGCGTACACCATTTGTGGCCACTGCCATCCGGCTGATGTTTGGCGCCGGCTTGCGCGAAAGCGAGGCGGCCAGTGCGCGATGGGAGTGGCTCGACTGGGAGCGTTGCACCTATACCCCTGGGGTGACCAAGGGCCGCGAAGCAGAACCTATCCCGCTGCCACAGTGGTTGCTCGACCACCTGACGCCGCGGCGCCAATCAGAGGGCTTGATCGCGCCGCGCGCTGATGGCACACAACTACCGGCTGGGTTCGCGCGCAGCACCATGGTGATCGCGAACATGAAGTGCCGGACCAAGGGCATCACGCCACACCGCCTACGCGGCAGCTTCGCCACACTGCTCTCGGAGAATGGCGCGAACATTCAGACCATCCAGGCGGTGATGCGGCACAAGAGTCACACCACGACCATGACCTATTTGGAAAAGGACATGAGCAAGGTGTCTGCAGCCCAATCGAAAATAGCCGGAAAAATCGGGTTCGCAGGGCGAGAAAATGGCGAGTGACTTCAAAGCGAGCCATATAGATATTGAATCTCCTGATGACTAGTGGTCATCAGTAAAAGACCCGAAAAGCGAACCGCGTCGAGTCGTAGTAGCATCCGAAGCACTGATCAAAGGGAGCGTCATGGAAGAACTGTTCAAGAACCCGCACGACGCGCTGATGTTCGCGTTCAACTACTCGTCGCAGCAGTACGCACTCTCGCCGATGGCGAAGCTTATGAAGACTGGCATCGGCTCGGGCAAGGGCCTGGTCTCGCTGGACGGTGCGGCACAGGCCGGCATCATCCTGGCGCGCGTTGACCAGTTGACCGCGCTGCAGCGCGCGTGCATTGCGGCTCGCTACGCGCCGCGGTTTGAGGAATGCCCGTGCTGTCAGAACAAGGACAAGATGACCGACGTCTACCGTGAGGCGCTGGCTACCCTGGCCGAATGGGCGATCAGTCAGTGCACAGGCATGACACTGCGGAATATGCGCGGCGCCATTGTGCGCTCATTCTATGAGCGCGGGGTATCGATCACGGCGGCGGCGAAGCAGTTGAATGTGCCGAAGTCGACGGCGTACGATCAGAAATCGGTCATTTGCAAGGCATTGCAAGACCTGGACGGCGCAGCTCAGCGCGCGGCAGCTGGTCGCCTTGAAGATATGTGCCAGCCACGCGACGAAAAAACTTGCGCTGGAATTTCCTGTCCGGTATAGTCCCAATTCATATACACGTCATACGTGCGTCAAGCGGTAAGTAACACCAGACAAAGCCACCCTCGAGGTGGCTTTTTGCATTCCCGCGATCGTTCCGCGAGGTCGCCATGGCAGAGATTCAAGGATCACTTAAGCATCTGGTGCGTGACTACATGGACCGTCGCGCCGAGAGTGACGACCCGCCGCCGACGCGCGACGAGATCCGTCGCCAGATGGGCTGGGACATGATCCCTGAGAACAAGCGACCTGACCAGGTCGACAAGGACTAACTAAGGAGAATCCCTATGAGCACCACCATGCGCGCCAAGCTGCAAGTCCGCAACGTTGAAAACTTCGTCACCAGTGAGCGTCTGTCGTTCGGCGCTGTCTGTAAAGCGGGCGGCTATCCGGCCGACGGTACCGACGAGGATAATTCCTTCGCCATGTGGACGCCCTCAGCCGACCTGACCATGGTCATCAACAACCCTGTGCTGCTGGGTCAGTTCAAGATCGGCGACAAGCTGTACGTCGACTTCACCCCAGTCGAATAACCGATTGACGGTAACGGCGCGCAATCCCGCGCGCTCATCCGCCGTAGGTGCATGCAGGCGCCCAAGTTAAGGCATGCCGTCAGTCTCACGAAACGAGACACCACACGCATGGCGATTGATGATGGTGGAAAGCGCAGGCTTAACAGCCGTCTAGCATGGTTCGATGCCGTGCCATCAGTCGCCAGTCGTGTGGCGAGTGCGTGCTTAACGGCGCGCGGATAGCTCTATTCACCTCCCGTTCGGGTTTCAACCCCGGATAGCCTGAGCGAGGCTAATTAGGGTCGTGACCGGGATTAGCTCCGGTCGCCGCTTCATCCAGAGTCTCCAGCCCGGCATCGCCGGGCCTTCGCCGCCGGCCGCAGATGCGCCTGGCGGCTTCTTTATTCGAGGTGCCTCATGTCGTTGCTCGCAGTGATGCTGATCCTGTTCAGCGCCGACAAGCCCGCACCGATACCCAGCGCGCCGCGCGCGCCCACCAGTACCTGGCCATATACATGCACCCGCACCACTACCGCGACCTGATTGTGCGCGCCGTGCACGCGGCCGACGGCAAGGTGCTGGAGCAGCTGGTGGTCCAGCTTAGCGACGCCGCGCGGGCCCGCGAGATCCTGCGCGCCAAGGGTTATGGCCTGACCGGCATGTCGGCCAGCGCCACCGCCGCGCAGGTGCCAGTTGCAAACGAATTTAGGTAGTGATCTATGCCTCGCAGGCCTAAGAGTATCTGCCGCCAGCGCGGCTGCGGTGCACTTATTGATCAACCAGGCTACTGCGCAACCCATGTGCGCGAGAAGGATAAGACTGATCGTGAGCAGCGCGGCTCGGCGAGTGAGCGTGGCTACACAAGCGCTTGGACCAAGGCGCGAGGCCATTACCTGCGCAAGCATCCGCTCTGCGTCTACTGCAAGCGGATAGGACGCACGACCGCGGCCAGCGTTGTCGATCACATCATCGCTCATCGACTGAAGGAGGCGATCGACAGCGGCGACGAGGCGCGGATAGCGGTGGCACGAAAGCTTTTCTGGGATAGCGAGAACTGGCAGAGCCTGTGCGGTTCGTGCCACAACAGCGTGAAGCAGCGGGAAGAGCGGGCAACGAGGTGAGGGACAGGCGATGGCGCTGGCACCCCAGGAGGGGGTAGGGGCATCAAATCCCTGGGCGGATTAGGTCTAAAGACCGGCCATGTAGCCTTTTTTTTGTACCCGCGAAATTAAAAGTCAAAAGGTAACGGATGGGCGGGATAGCGACAGTCGCCGGCCGGGGCCGAAAACCGAAGCCCACCGCCCGAAAAAAGGCGGCCGGCAACCCAGGGAAGCGCGCGCTCAACAACGATGAACCCGACTTTGGCCTGATCGTCGACGTCGATCCGCCGGACTGGATTACGGGCGCCGCCCGCGACATGTGGCTGCGCGTCGCGCCGCCGCTGTGTAAGCAGAAGGTGTTGCAGGTGACCGATTTGCATAACGTGGAGGCGTTTTGTATGGCCTACGGCAACTGGCGCTTGGCCGCCGTCGATGTTGCCAACAACGGCGTGGTGGTGGCCGGTGCGACCGGTGGACCGATCAAGAATCCAGCCCTGACCGCGCAGGCCGAGGCGGCAAAACAGATGGTGACGTTCGGATCGATGCTGGGCTTGGATCCGGCAAGCCGCTCGCGGTTGATCGGCGCCGGCAATAAAAAGGCGAACAACCCGTTCGGCAAATTGATCAATGGCTAAGACGCGGGAGAAAAAATATCCAGGCGTCGACCAGGCGAACAAATACGCCCGCGACATCGTAGCCGGGCGGCTTCCGGCATGCCGCTGGGTGAAGTTGGCGTGCCAGCGGCACCTGGACGACCTATCTGCGAGCCGAGGACGATCCTACCCGTACAAGTTCGATGCGGCGGCCGCGCAGCAGAAGCTGACGCTGATCGAACTGCTGCCCCACACGAAGGGTGAGTGGGGTTTCAAGCGGCAGCTGGTGACCCTTGAGCCTTGGCAGAAATTTGGGATCGCGTGCACCTTCGGCTGGAAGCACAAGAAGTCGGGCTTGCGCCGATTCCGCGAGAGCTACTGGGAGGTCAGCAGGAAGAATGGCAAGTCGGTGATCGCCGCTGGCATCGGTATCAGCATGTTTGTGCTCGACAATGAGTTCGGGGCCGAGGTGTATTCCGGCGCGACCACCGAAAAGCAGGCATGGGAAGTATTCCGGCCAGCGCGCCTGATGGTCAAGCGCTCTCCGATGCTGATCGAGGCCGCCAGTATCGAGGTCAACGCGTCGAACATGTGCATGCCGGAAGATGGCAGCCGCTTTGAACCGCTGATCGGTAACCCGGGTGACGGAGCGTCGCCGTCCTGCGCGATCATCGACGAATACCACGAACACGACTCGGCCGCATTGTACGAGACGATGCTGACCGGGATGGGCGCGCGCCGCCAGCCGCTGGTGCTGATCATAACGACGGCCGGCGCCAACATTGAGGGGCCGTGCTACGACAAGCGGCGCCAGGTCATTGAAATGCTGGACGGCACCGTGCCCGACGACGAGCTGTTCGGTTGGATTTTCACGATCGATGAGGGCGACGACTGGACAAAGCCCGAGGTTTTGGCGAAGGCTAACCCGAACATGGGAATCTCGGTCTACCGGGAATACCTGGAGAGCCAGCAGCAGAAGGCAATTCGCAGCGCGCGTTTCACAAACACGTTCAAAACCAAGCACCTGAACGTGTGGACGTCGGCCAAGACCGGCTTCTACAACCTGGAAAAATGGCGCGAGTGCGAGGATTTAACGCTGACGACCGAACAGTTTGAGGGGCAGTCATGCACACTGGGCTTCGACCTGGCGCGCAAGCTGGACATGAACAGCATGGCCAAGCTTTTTGTCCGCGACATCGAGGGCAAGCGGCATTACTACAGCATTGGGCCGAAATTCTGGGTGCCGGAAGAGACTGTGCGCAATAGTGACAACAAGCGCATGTCAGAACGATTCGCAGCATGGGTCAACAGCGGCCTGCTCGACGAGACTGATGGCGCCGAAGTGGATTACCGGGAAATTCTGGCTTCAGCGATTGAGGTCAACAAGTCACACCCGGTCGACACTTGTCCGATCGACCCGCACGGTGCCACTGGCCTGGCACACCAACTGGATGACGAGGGCTTGACGCCGGTTGTCATCACGCAGAACTACACCAATATGAGCGATCCGATGAAAGAGCTCGAGTCGGCAATCGCTTCCGGCCGGTTCCATCACGACGGCAACGCAATCATGACCTGGTGCGTGTCCAACGTGATTGGCAAATACCTGCCGGGCAATGACGACGTCGTGCGCCCGATCAAGCAGGGCGACGACAACAAAATCGACGGCGCCGTGGCGCTGATGATGGCCATCGGCCGCGCGATGCTGCACGAGGATAACTCGATGCCCGACGACTACACACTCATGGTGGTTTGAAATGAACATGATCACTTATAACGTGTCGCTGCTGGCAGGTCTTGGCATGATCGGCGCCGGTGTGGCGCTCGTGAGCGTGCCGGCGGCCCTGGTGACAGTGGGCGCTTTGGTCATCGGGCTGACGCTGGCCGGTGCCCACATGAGCCGGAAGGGCTAAATGTTCCTTACCAAGATCAAAGCTGACAGTGGCGACCGCAGCGCCTGGGGTGGGTTCTGGTTCAATCCAGTTCCATTCAACGGTGCTAACGTCACCGCAGATTCATCGCTGCAGCTGACGGCCGTGTATGCCTGCGTACGGTATCTTTCGAACACGATGGCGAAACTACCGTTCGTCCTGTACGAAGAGAGCGCAAACGGCACTAAAACAAAGGTCAAGAATCACTGGCTGTACCGCCTCTTCGCGCGCCGGCCCAATGATTTCCAGAACCCGTCAGAGTTCCGAGCAATGATGCAGGGGCACCTCTCCCTGCGCGGCAACGCGTTTGCTCGGATTTTCGCCAACGGCCTCGGTGAGGTCACGGACCTGATTCCGATTCACCCGGACCGTGTCACGGTCGAACTACTGACGGACACCAATTGGCGCTATCAGGTCAGGAATCAGGACGGGACGACGACGCCCATCAGCCGCCGCGACATGTTCCACCTCAAGGGGTTATCCGGCGACGGGATTATGGGGTACAGCCCAATCCAACTCGCACGCAATGCATTGTCCGGCGCGATCGCCGCGCAAAACTATGGGACGCGGTTTTTTGAAAATGACGCGGCGCCTACCGGTGGCTGGATCGAGCACCCGGGGAACTTCAAAACCGATGAAGCCAGGCGCCTGTGGCGTGAAAGCTGGCAGGAGATGCAGGGTGGACGGAACAAGGGCAAGACGGCCGTTCTTGAATACGGCCTGAAATACCATGATGGCGTCGCCGTCAGTAATGGTGACGCGCAATTTATCGAGTCGCGGAAGCACAGCGTGTCCGAAATCGCACGGATGTTCGGCGTGCGCCCGCACAAAATCGGCGACCTGGAAAAGGCCACGTTCAGCAACATCGAACAGCAGTCCCAGGATTCCGTGGACGACGACATCGACCCATGGGTGGACTGCTGGGAGGAGGCGATTCGGTTTAACTTCCTCGACCCGGAAGATGACACGCTCGAAGTCGAATTCCCACTGATGTCCCTGCTGCGCGGCGATTCGCAAGCACGCTCGATGTACTACCACAATGGCATTCTCGACGGCTGGCTGACGCGCAATGAGGCGCGCATCGCCGAGTCATACAACCCGCTGCCCGGTCTCGATGAGCCGTTGCGCCCATTGAACATGATTAAGGATAGCGACGCCAGTGAGGCGCAAGATCCACCATTCGCCGGCAAGCAGCCCACCGACGCGCGTCTCGTCGCCCTGGCCTCAGCTGCCGCCGAACGCGTTGCACGCAAAGAGGCTGAAATGGTGGCCAAGGCGGCCAAGTCCGGTCCGGACGCGCTGATCGATGCCTATGCCCGGCACGCGCCATTTGTCGCCGGCGCGCTCGGTATCGGCTCCCCGGCCGCGCAGACGTATTGCATGGCGCAGCTCGAATTCACACAAGCCAACGGTGGTATGGATATTGACGCGTTCGCTGAAATCGCGCGTTGTAAGTTAGAGCGCCTTGCATTGCAAGGCTGATATGTCCATGACCAACTGCCTGTTCTTCGCGGTCGCGCTGTTCTGGCGCCGGCGCGGAACAGGCAACCGCCGTTACCTGGCCATCCGCTGGTCTGATTCCGGACGCTTCCCTCACTTTCTGTACGCCGAGCTGCGGCGCGGCCAGTGGCGCGTGATCAGCTACAAACCAATTTCCCCAAGCCCTCGAACCTGCCCGCCGATGATCTTCAGGGGCCGCGCGTGCTGGGGTGACACGTCAAAGAGGTAAATATGCAACAAATCGACACCAACCCGGCCGTGCCAGGTCGCATTGATAATCTCGACATCGGTACACGCGTACCGCGCAGGGTGAACGCCTCCCCGCTGAACGTCGGCGGCGGCACCGATATTCCGTGCATCATCGTCTCCAGCGCCGCGCCGAACAACGCCGATGGCCGGCCAGACGACACAATCTACATGCAGACTGGTTCCGGCACCTACGTCAAGTCTGGGGGCGTGTACGTCGCTGGCGGCGGTGGCGGTGGCACAAGTCTATCGACTGTCGGGCAGATCATTGGCACCCATGGGGATTCGATTGCAGGGTACTCGTACACAGGGCTACAACCGCTCGCAGTCAATGCCGACCCATCTTCCAGCTACTCGCCGCGTGGCGCAGTGTGCTGGGCAAATGCGCTGCTCGGGTGGCCGTTTAAATTTGCATACAACGGCGGCGTAAGCGGGGAGCGGACGGATCAGATACTTGCGCGCTGCGCGACGACTGCTGCGCAAGGCCTCAATTGGGTTGTTGAAATGAGCGGTCGCAATGATGTTAGCCAGATTGTTGCGATCTTCGGCAACGATCCAGTGCTCTGCGAAAACACCATCTACACAAACCGGCTCGCAATTTGGGACTATTTCCTATCCCGGGGCATCAACGTGATTGCCTGCGCACTGCTGGCAAACTCCGCTGCGCTCGGAGAGGCGTCGGCAACAAAGCGTATCGTCACTCGCGTGAATTACAGGCTAAAAAAAGCAGCCATGTCGCGCAAAGGGTGCTACTGGATCGACACGTTTGCCTTGTCGATAGATCCGGCAGACGTTGGCGGTCGCGCCTTGGCTTCGCGGATGTATGACTCGGTGCATCCGTCCTATGAGCACCAGTATTTGGCCGGCAAGGAAATCGCGCGGCAGATCGGCCCAAAAGTGGCACAGCAGGACGGCCTGGTGTCCAGCCAGCTCGACTGCTACCAGATCGACTCGACCAACCGCAACATCCTCAATGCGGTGGACGGTCTATTCCTATCCGGTACAAGCGCATCAGCCGGAACCGGCGTCACTGGCACACAGGTCACTGCCTGGACGATTGCACGCTCGCAAGGCGCTGCCGCAACAGCGGTGGCTTCGGTGGTGGCTGCACCTTCCGATGCGTTGGCCATGGGCGAGAATGTCGCTATCGGAAATGCGCAAAAGCTAGTTATCACGACGACAGCAGCAGAAGATCAATTCAAAATCAGCTATCAATCTTCCGTCACGTTGGCGCAATTCCCGGCCGGTAGCCAGTATTTTGGTGAGTGCGCCATTCGCGTGCGTAATGCTACCAACCTCATTTCGGTTTCCGTGGAAGCGCAGATAACGTTTGCCGGCGGTGCCACTGCATCGCCGCTCAATTCGCGGTGCTTACATCCGCTTGAAACTGGCCAAAAAGGGACCGGGTCCGATGACTTGGATTTGGTCCTGCGCACGCCGTTCGTCACGCTGCCCGTTGACGCCACCGGGCTAACCAAATGCACGTTTTCGGTGTACGCGACTTTCAGCGGCGCGGGCGGTGCCGATGTCTATGTGTACCGTGCAGCAATGCAGAAAAACGAATAGTAAGTATGACCGCTACATCACCTTCCCGCTGTATTGGGGCAGCGGCACATCTTGCTCTACGATGGTCACGGCGATAGTGATCGCAATTACCACTATCAGCAAAACGGCACCGAGCACTTTGTTGCGAGCCAGCCTTTCGGTGGCGTACCACTTTTTCTTATCGGTCATGTTTGGCTCGGGAAGTTTTAATTTGTTCATGAATTGTAGCTTATTGGAAATAAGTTGCCAATATAGAACTTAAATATTTTGTAGGACCTTCATGGCCGCACGGTACACATAGACATCCGCATCCGGGATATGACCGCCGTAATCGAACGCATGCTGGCCAACTTGATCCGCGCAGTCTGCAACAAATGAAAGGTACGCAATGAAAAAATCACTACTCTTGGCCGCCCTGGCATCGCAGCCGTGGGCGATGGATCCGATCCACCTCTCGACAATGGCGGCCGTGCTGCGCCGCTGGTCGGCTGGCGAGCCGGCATCGCCCGAGGTGATGGCGGAAGTGCGCGCGGCCCAAGCTGCACGCGCCGCGCGCGCCAAGTCGGCGGCGACAGTGGGTAGTGGCATTGCCGTGCTGCCGTTGTACGGCGTCATGTCGCAACGCGCCAACATGGTTGATGACATTTCGGGCGCCGGCGGCACTTCGACGCAGGCATTCACTGCTTCGCTGCGCGAGGCGCTGGCCGACGACGCGGTGGGTGGCATCATCATCGATATCGACTCGCCCGGTGGATCCGTCTTCGGAACCGGTGAGCTTGCATCCGAAATCCTGGCCGCCCGCGCGCAAAAGCCGATATACGGCTTCGTCAATTCGCTGTGCGCCTCGGCCGCTTACTGGACTGGGGCGCAGTGCGGGCAGTTGTTCATCACGCCTGGCGGGCAAGCAGGTTCCATCGGCGTATACATGCAACACGTCGACGAGTCGAAAGCCATGGAAATGGAAGGCTACGCCGCCGAATTCATCTCGTCTGGCAAATTCAAGACGGAGGGCAACAGCCTGGGCCCACTCGATGATGTGGCCCGCGCATTCCTACAAAGTCAAACCGATGCGTATTACGCGGCATTCACCTCTGCCGTCGCCAAAGGTCGCGGCACGCCGATTGGCACAGTGCGCGATGGCATGGGGCAGGGCCGGTGCCTGCTGGCAGCTGATGCGCTGGCGGCCGGCATGGTCGACGGCATTTGCAGCTTCGATGATGTGGTGAGCAAAATGAGCAAGGCCATCAAGGCCGGCGGCGCCCGCGCTGCGGTCGATGCGGTTGACATGATCGCCGAGGCTGACCCGGAAATTGTCGCCGAGGTGATTGTCGAGCCGACCGCATCCAATCACGCCGCCAGGATCGCAACGCGCCGTCGGGCGATGGAAATTGCCAGTGCCTAAACAGAAACGCCCAACCAGGCCGCCTTGAGCGGCTTTTTTTTCGTCCAAATTTTGGGCCAGCACAGGCCCGCCGCTCCCACTCCTTTGAGTTGGAAGCGTCCCGGCCCCACGGTCGATTGTGCAACCCAGCAGCAATTCATCACCCGCCCTGAGCGGGTTTTTTCATTTCTACGAAAGAAAAAAACATGGACAAACGTATCCTGCAACAGAAAAAAGCCGCGGCTATCGCCCGTGCCCGCGCCCTGAACTCGGCCGCTTCGGACGCTGACCGCGATCTGACGGCCGAAGAGCAAACCCAGTACGACGCCGCCATGGCCGAGGCACGCGGCTACGACGCCCGTATCGCCCGCGCCGAGGAAATGGCAGCTGCCGACGTCAGCGAAGGCGTGGTCGTCCCGGACAATGCACGAATCGTCGTGAGCGAGAACGTCGCCAATGACCCGAAGGGCGGCTTCAACTTCGTTGGCGAGTTCATGAAGGCCGTGCACGGCGCGCACGCAGCCAAGCTCAGCGGCGGTGCCATCGACAAACGTCTCTTGATTGGCGCCGCCGCGCCGGGCGCGGGCACCTACGCCAACGAAGGCTCGGGCGCCGATGGTGGCTTCCTGATTCCGCCCGAGTTCGGCAAGGATATTTTCCAGTTCTCGCTGACCGACAACGCGCTGCTGCCAATGACCGACGAGGTGAACGTCACCGGCAATGCCATGTCGTTCCCCAAAGACGAGACCACCCCGTGGGGCACCAACGGCGTGCGGGCCTACTGGCAGGGTGAGGCATCCGCGCCGGGCGGCACGAAACCAGTGCTGGGCATGACCGCGTTGCGCCTGAAGAAGCTGATGGCGCTGGTGCCGGTTTCCGATGAAATGCTCGACGATGCCGCTGCCCTGGCGTCCTACCTGCCGAAGAAGATCGGCGCATCCATTCAGTGGAAAACCAACGAGGCCATTCTGTTCGGCCCCGGCGCGGGCCTGCCGCAGGGTGCAATGGTCAGCGGCGCTGTCGTGACGATCGCTAAGGACTCCGGTCAGGCCGCCAACACGCTGACGTCGCTGAACCTGGCCAACATGATCGCGCGCCTGCCCGAAGGTTCATTCCCGAACGCGATCTGGATCATCAATAACGACGTGCTGCCTGCGCTGTTCACCCTGACGCTCGGCAACTACCCGATCTACATCCCTGCCGGTGGCGTCAATGGCGGCATGCAGGGTAACCCTTACGGCACGCTGCTGGGCCGCCCAATCATGATCTCGCAGCACGCGAACACGTTCAGCTCGCAGGGCGATGTGATGCTGGTTGATCTGAGCTACTACCAGACCATCACCAAGGCGACCGGCATTCAGACGGCGACCTCGATGCACCTGTATTTCGACGCCGACGCCACCGCATTCCGTACGACATTCCGCGTTGATGGGCAAAGCAAGATCGCCAAGGCGATCGACCCAGCCAAGGGCACGAGCAAGCTGTCGCCGTTCGTCCAACTCGGCGCCCGTTAATCGTAGTAGGGCGGCGCGGGCCGCCCGATCCTCTCACTTTATAAAGGCACCCCATGAATCCAAACGTCAAATTGAACGAGAAAATCGCCATCCTGGCGACCCTCGACCCCGCCAGCGTTGCCGCCAGCACTGTCGTAACGGCCTGGGTCCCGATGGCAAACTTCCAGTCCATTTCCGCCCAGATCCAGACCGGCGTGATGGGCGCCTCGGCCACCATCGACGCGAAACTGCGCCAGGCAACCGACGCCGCCGGCACCAATGCCAAGGACATCACCGGCAAGGCTCTGGTGCAAATCCTGAAGGCGGCCGGCGACAACAAGCAGGCCTCGATCGAAGTTCGCGGCGAGGACCTGGACGTGAACGGCGGCTTCGGCTTCGTCGCGCTTTCGCTGACCGTCGGCACTGCGGCATCTATCGTAGCCGCCCAACTGCTGGGCGTGAGCGCGCGTTTCTCCCCGGCCTCGGTATTCAACCAGGCCGCCGTCGTCCAAGTCGTGTAATTCCTAAGCCCCGGGCGCTTGCTCGGGGCATTTCCAACTGGGGATCACATGCCCGAAATTTGTGTCCAAGCGCCGAGTGGCGAATGCATCCACCTCGACGAGGTGAGGCTCGACCGCCGCATCGATTTCGATGACGACGACGCCAAGCTGAAAATGCTGGTCACCGCGGCGCGACAGGCGGCTGAGACGCGCACGCGCCAGCAGTTCCTGCACGCGCGCTGGAAGTTGGTGCTCGACCGATTCCCTGGCGGCGGCTGCGCCATGCTGCAAAACGCGGTCAATATCCCGTCCTACGCGATCCAATTGCCGCATACGCCCCTCGTGCGGGTGGTGTCGATCAACTATACGGATATGAGCGGCGCAACGCAGACTATGCCGGCCAGCGATTACGCAGTCAACAGCGCTCTGGCGCCGGCCATCATCACCCCGGCTTTCGGGCGCGTGTGGCCGATTGCCCTGCCGCAGATCGCATCGGTGTCGGTCACGTACGATGCCGGCTACGCGTCACCCATCGTGGCGCAGCTGGGCGCTACGTTCAAGGTTATTGGGCCGGTCACGTGGGCTGTTGGTGCGCGCGTGCAGTTTTATAACTCGGGCGGCGCGCTGCCGGCGCCGCTCGATGCCGAATCGTCGTACCTGATCGCGAGCGCGGCAAACGGCGCCTACACGCTGACGGATGACGTGGGTGTGCCGATCACATTCACGTCAGCAGGCACGGGGCGCACATTCATCGGCGTAGTTCCCGAGGGGATTCGCAGCTGGATGCTGCTGCGCGTGGGCGCGCTGTACGAAAACCGTGAGGAAGTCGTTGTCGGCGCGCGTGTTGTCGTGCTGGAGCTTCCGTATATCGATGGCCTGCTGGATCCTTACTGTACGGGGATTTACTGATGCGCCCCGGGAACCAGCGCATCACACTCCAGTCTCGCGCCGCAGGCAAGGATGCGAGCGGCGCCCGCGTGGATGTGTGGGTGGGCGTGCCCAACGGCGAACTATGGGCCGGCATCCTGCCAATGAGTGCGCGCGAGCGAATGGTAGCTCAGGCGAATCAATCCGAATTGACGCATGTCGTCGAGATTCGCTACCAGACGGCGTTTGCGGACCCACGATACATGGCTACGTTGCGCATCTTGTATGGCACGCGCATTTTCAACATCCATGGCGCGATTGACGAGGCTGAGCAGCACAAATGGATTCTGCTTTCTTGCAGTGAGGGCCTGAACGATGGCTGACACGAAAAACCTGACCGGCTTCAAGGAGCTGGCCGCAGCCCTGCGCGCGCTCGGCCCCAAAGTCGTGCGCAACGGACTGCGCAGCGCGGTAAGCGCCGGCGCCGCCGTCGTCCGCAACGAGGCGCGGCAGCGTGCGCCCGTCGACACTGGCGAGATGCGCAGAGACATTCAGATCAAGCGCGAGCGCGACAGCCAGGGCGGTGATTCAGTGTCCGCCCGCTATTCCGTCTTCGTGCGCAGCGGTAAGCAGTCTCGGTTGTCGGGCAAAGGCCGCAACGTGCAGAAGGACTCGTTTTACTGGCGCTACGTCGAATTCGGCACGTCGAAGATGGCCGCCAAGCCGTTCCTGCGGCCGGCATTCGAAGCGAAGAAAGAGGCCGCAGTGCAGGCCATTGGTGATCGCCTCGGGGAGCGCATCGAGGCAGCGGCAAAGGAGCTGACCAAATGAGCATCCTGGGCGACTTCGACTCGCTGGCCAGCCCGGTGTTTGCGGGCCGGGTATATCGCAATACCGCTGGCGACAACCCGACCGTGCCATACGCCACATTCTTCCGCGTCGCAGCTCCTGAGGGCTTAACGCTCGATACGAACGGCGGCACCAACAACGAGTCGAACACGCGGATCCAGTTGGACGTGTACTCGCGCAGCGGCACCGAGCTCGATACGCTGGTCGCTGCGATGAAAGCGGCGCTCAAGGCGTGGGCAGTCTCCAATGTCGTCCTGATGGAAATGGACGGCTTCGAGGACGACACGAAGCTGCACCGCACCACGCTCGACATCTCCACCTGGCACCAATAACCGCTTCACCACTCCCAACCCGCCCGCTGATGCGGGTTTTTTTTCGTCAAAGGATCAAACCATGTCCGGAATTTCCGCGCAAGGCAGCAAGCTCGAAGTCGCCACTGGCACCGGTGGCGCGAAAACCATCACCGCCATCACGCCCGGCAACCCCACCATCTTTACGAGTGCAGGCCACGGCTTTACCAATGGCACCGCAGTGACGCTGGCTAGTATCGTCGGCACCATCGCAGCGCAGTTGAACGGTGAGACCCACATCGTCTCCAACGTCACGGCCAATACTTTCGCCCTGCTCGATGAGGATTCGACCGGCCTGGCCTACACCTCGGGCGGCACGGCGACGCCAGCAACGTACACCCAGGTAATGGGATTCCTGTCCTTTGACGGTTTCGACGGCGCGGCCAGCGACATCGACACCACAGACCTGCAAAGCACGGCCATGGAGTACATCAACGGCCTGGTGGATAACGGTAAATTCGGCTTCGAACTCAAAACGCTCAATGCCGACAACGGGCAGAACGCCCTGCGCGCGGCGCGCGTGAGCGGCGCGGTGACCGGCCTGCGGTTGACGCTGCCCGACACGAAGGTCGCGACGTTCAATGCGCTCATCAAATCCATGCCGATCGCCGGTGGCGTCAACTCCGTCCTGAAGGGTAAGACCGACACCAAGATCACCGGGCCGGTGACCTGGTCGTAATCGCTGCCCCAACAACTCACGCAATAGGAATTCCACAATGACACTGTTGACTAAATCTGCAATCCTCACCGCCGCCGACCTGCCGCACGAAGACGTGTCTGTTCCGCTGTGGGGTGGTACCGTGCGCGTGCGCACCATGACCGGCCAGGAGCGCGACCAGTTCCGCGCCGCTATCGCATCGGACGAGGGTGTGCCGCTGGGCCGCTTCTCCGCGGCGCTGCTGGCCGCCACCTGCATCGACGAAGACGGCGGGCGACTGTTCACCATGGAGGACATGGAGCAGCTGCAGGCGAAGAGCGCCACTTCGCTGGACGCCCCAGCCGCCGTGGCGATGCGGCTGAACGGCCTGGGAGGCAACTCCGTCGAGGACGCAGTAAAAAACTCTCTGAGCGACCAGAGCGACGATTCTGGTTCCGTCTCGCCCTCCAGCTCGGAAAAAGCGTAAGACAGGCGCAGGCCGAGATCAGTTCGGCCGAGTTCACCGAGTGGCTGGCTTATTACGAGATCGAGCCATTCGGCGAACTGGTGGCCGACCAGCGGCACGGCGTGGCCACCTCAGTGCTGGCCAACGTCAATCGCAATCACGAGAAGCGGCCGGAACCGTATGAGGCGGCCGACTTCATCCATTGGCGTGACACTGGCAAGCGGGCGGAGGGTGGCGAGCCGGTCCTGCTCGATGATCCTGTTGCACAGTCGGACCTAATTCGAGCGGCTATATTTGGTATGCAGCCCGAGCCGGTGAAGGAGTAATGCGCTGGTGTATCATCTCCGGACATTAAATCTGGGAGGGTGATATGGAATTGCTGCTGATTTTTTGGGTTGGCTGCGCCATCCTTTGCTGGGTAGTCGCGAACAGTAAAGCAAGAATTGCCGGGTTCTGGTTTCTAATGGGTCTTGTGTTGGGGCCATTCGCACTTCTCGCAGTGGCGTTATTGCCGTCGCGTGAGCGCCAAGCCGGCCCCAGCCCAGCCACTCACGTTAAATGTCCAGATTGCAGAGAACTTATATTGAAAGACGCACGCGTCTGCAAGCATTGTCGTTGCAGTCTAGTTCCGCAACAATAATTCCTTTTGTTCACATAGCCCGCAATTAGCGGGCTTTTATATCGCCGCCCATGAGGCGGCTTTTTATTTGGGCAATCATGGCAAATCTCCCGGGTCTGGTTGTATCGCTTGAAGCAAATATGGCCAAGTTCATGAGCGACATGGACAAGGCAGCTCAGAAGACCGACCAGTCGATGCTGAAAATGGCGGCCAGCAGCGATCAGGTGCAGAAGGCGATGAAGGGCTTGGAGAGCCAGGCAAGCAAGGCCACGTCAGCCGCGATTTCGCTCGGCAAAGGATTGCTGCTCGGCGCAGCCGTTGGAATGGGTTTTGATGGGATCAAGAATAAAATCCTGGGAGTCATCGACGGGATGGCGAACCTGAAAACCATTTCCGAGAAGACTGGCGCAAGCGTTGAGAATTTGTCGAAGTTGGCGTTCTTTGCCAAGCAATCGGGCAGTGATATTGATGCCGTGGCCGCAGCCATGGCGAAGATGTCGAAGGGCATGGCAGGCGCCGATAATGAAACGAAAGGCGCAGGTTTAGCATTTAGCTACCTGGGCTTGAGCGCGAAGAATGCTGCGGGGAACCTGAAAGACCCTGGTGCCATGATTATGGAGGTGGCGAAGAAGCTGGGCGAATACCAGGACGGCGCCGGAAAGGCGGCGATCGCTCAGGCGCTGTTTGGCAAATCCGGCGCTGACATGTTACCCACCCTGAAATTAATGGCAGAGCAGGGCGATATTGTAGCGAAGGTAACGGACGCGCAGGCCACTGCCGCCCGCCAATATCAGCGCGATCTAGCTAAGCTAGACGCCCAAAAAAACATGCTATTCAAGACGGTCGCAATGGCATTGTTGCCTACGATGACCGACTTCACGAACGCGATGCTCGATGCATCCAAGAACACGAACCTAGCAAACAAAGCCGTGAAGGGCATGGCTGAAGATAACTCAATTGAGAGTTGGGCTGATAGCGCGGCGATGGGTGTGTCGCGTCTCATTGATGTGATCGTTTTCATTCCGAAAGCATTATCGGCAGTGTCGTCCAGTTTCAAAGTCGTCGGAGCAGATATCAACGTCCTGTCCAAGGCGACTATCCTGGCAAATCCCGTGGAACTCGCCAAATCATTGTCCCGTGGTGAAAATCCGATCGATGAGCTTCGGGCTGCGGCGGCGGATCGCAACAAGGTCTTAGTCGAGGCAAACGCAAAGTACGACGACCTGTGGAATTACAACGGCGCAGCAATGGAGCAGGCGATGGCCAAGCGCATTGCCGCGCGCAAGGCCGCTCGTGACGATGATACTGAAGATTCGGCCATGGCCACACCAGGTGGCAGG